CCGTTAAGGATTTCATTAGTATAGTCCTCGTCGTCCATGTAGTGAGCAAGCATACGAAGCTCAAGACCGCTCGCGTCAATGCCTACCAGTTTGTAACCTTTAGGTACTGTCCAACAGGAGCGACACTCTTCTCCGTATTCAGACCCAAGGTTAGGTACTTGGGCCATGTTAGGGTCACGATGAGTCATACGCCCTGTAATAGTACCGTTGGGTATAACATATCCATGTACACGGCTGTCGTCTTCTACCTTATCAAGCCATGATTTAATCTGGCCTTCTCTCTTTTGTAGTAGAAAGAACTCTTTGATTAGCTCTGCTTGTGGAATACCTTTGATTTTTCCTAGCGTCTTCTCGTTAACAACAGGTCTGCCGTTGATTGTATACTCATCAGGAACCCATCCAAAGTCTTGTAGGTATTCTCCAATCTGTTTACGTGAGCCTAGATTTAGATCAATAGATGTGGTGCGTGTTATGTGTAGAGGGACAGCATGATTCTTTTCTAAGAACAAACTGTGTTCCTCTTCCGTCAATCTGACACCGGGTATCTCATCAGCCTTATCTTTATCTATAGTCCCTCTTAAAAGATAAGCTTCCTCTTGATCTGCAAGCTTAGATATCGCACCTGTTTTTGTATAACGCGGGTAAAGTTTCTGCCTGAATATCTTAGGTAGGAATACAGTCTTGGTTTCTTTTTCTAGCTCAGTCATACGCTCTCTGATCTGAGCCAACAACATCTCTGCTTTAGGCCCATCAAAAAAGAATCCGTGTGCTTCTTGGTCTTTAATTATCCTAGCTATACTATGCTCAAGCTCTACTGAGTGAGGAGAAAAGCCCCTGCTTAGTTGTCTTAAAGCAAAGTAGACTTGAGTATTTAGTTCTACATCACGTATACAATACTCTAACATATCAGGAGAATAAGACTCAAACTCCTTGAAGTCCATCTTATTAAAACCAAGGTCGTGACCCCACTGATTAAGGCTGTGACCTCCTTCTCTTACTGGGTCAAAGAGTCTAGATAACACTAGCGTATCTATAATCTTTTTATCTTTAGAAAAGTCAGGCTTATTCATGAGGCGCTGTACCACGGGGATATCAAACCCTATGATGTTATGTCCTACAAGAGAGTCGGCTGACTCAAGGAGATCATAGCCTTCATCAAGCTGAGTAGGCCCATAGCTGTATACTGTTTTAGATTCTACATCTTGAGCAACGATACACCATATCTTAGTTGCATCAAGCCCATCCGTCTCTATATCAAATACCAGTCTGCTCATTATTCAAATCCTAATACAACTTCTTCCTCGTTGCTGTTGGTTACATCATCTGTTTCAATCTCTGCAAGCCTACCCGTATCGTTGTCGTAAAGCAAGTGGGTAGCTACACCTACGTCACCAGTGTAACGAGACTTCAGTATGCGTACCCTAGTTGTAGAAGCTTCAACAGGGTCAGAAGATTGTTGGTTACGCTCAAGGCTGATAACACAATCGGACAGCTGAGCAATGCTCTGAGAACCTCTGAGGTGGCTCAATCCTGTCTCTATCCCGTTCTCATGTCCTTTGTTACCATCTACCCTACGAAGGTGTGACACTAGGATTACTCCCGCTCCTGTCTCTTCTACGAGAGTCCTAAGCCTGTGCATAATGGCATCTATGCCCCTTCTTTCATCACCATCTGTAGTTGTAGACACTAGCATATGTAAGTGATCAATCACTACCCACTTACAGTCACAACCTATGATCATAAATCTAAGCTTACTAAAGATAGATTCAATATCATTCGCACCAAAATGTGCATGTATCCATACCCTGTTTCTGTTCTCACCATCGTAAAGTATATCAAAGAACTTATCTATTTCTTCCTCTGTATACTGATCTCTGATGCGATCAATATGTAGTTTAGCATTCGCCTCTATGGATAATATTCCATCAACTGCTCTTTCATATGTCTCTTCTAGGGCTATGATACCTACATTATCTTTTGTAGTTTTAACTAACCAGTGTTCCAGTTCTCTTGTGATACTGGACTTACCTAAGCCTGTGCCTCCAGTGAGAGTTACTAGTTCTCCCTGTCGCATTCCTTCTAGCTTTGTGTTTAGCCCTTGCCAAGGGTAGGGGATGGATGGTTTCTTTTCTCTGTTCTTATACTTGTCACGGTTCTCTGACACATTCAAGACACCAGAAGGTGTGTAAGTCTTTGCATCCCAGAAGCATTGAACAAACAGAGAGTGCTTGTTATCTTTTAATAAATCGTTAGCGTCCTTGTAGCCTTCTGGAAGCGTAATGATTTTAGCTTTACTAGGACGGAGTAGTCTAGCTACCCTACGTGCAGCCTCCTTCCCTGCCTTGTCCATGTCAAAAGCAATGACAACATTCTCAAAACTTTCTAAGTATTCTAAATTATCTTTGATATCTCTTTCTGCTGTGGCCGCTGACTTAATACTTACGACAGGCCACTTAGATCCTAAGAGTTCGTATGCAGCCATAGCGTCACACTCTCCCTCAGTAATTGTTATATACTTTCCTCCTTCTTTAAAAAGATTCATGCCAAATAGACCTGCTTGATTATTCAAGCCTTGCCAAGAAAATCCTTTAGAGGATACAAATCTAGTCTTACGTGCGACAACATCACTTTCTCCGTAGTAAGGATAGATGTGTTTAAATATCTCTCCATCTTTATCAAAGGTTACTTTTACACCATACTTCTTGGCTGTCTCCATTGAGATTGATCTGTCTTTCAGAGCTGCGTACTGTCCCTCTTCTGCAAAAGAAACAGGTTCTTGGTTGTGGTTTGTATTAATAACTTCCATCATTTGACTTCCTTTATAAGGATTGTTTGCTCCGTTTAACCAACCTGCGTGTGAAAAACAATAAGCACTCCCATCATGATTGATAGAGAGTGCATTACTGCTACCACATTCAGGACAAGGTTGATGTGTCTTAGCGAACGCCATCTTTTTAGTCCTCTTCTGTTGCGTTTACCTCTTCTTCTTCTTCGTTAATCAAAGCCTCGTCATCAAGGTTATCCATGATAGCGCGTTGATATGCTGAAGACGCTGCTTGCAATACATCAATGCGTTTATTAAGACTTTGAACTTCAGTTTGAATTTCTGCCAAGTAGTTGAACGCAGTCTTTGCAGTATCGTTCAGCTTTTCTACATCATACAAACCGTCATCTGTTTTAAAAGTAAATTGAGCCATATTAAAATGCTACCTCCTCTTCTGTGAATGGCATGGCTGCTGCTCCTACCTCTACTAGATCTAGTACTTGAACAGCATTTAAGATAGGCCGCTTATACTTTCCTTTGTAGTAAACCATAGGCGACCACTGAACCGCTACCTTTGAACCGTTCCCAATCATATCCGAGAACGGATTCTTATCGGTATCAACAACAATAGGTGGGGTGTTTTCTGTCCCATTATAGTTTGTTTGATACTTATAAAAGGTGATGACATTATCTTCGGTGTACTTGTTTCGTCCCGCAGCGCGTAGCCCTACGTTAAAACCAGCACGTTGAAACTTGTCAAACACCTCATCACTTACAGCAAGATTTAATTCCCAACCATACTTGCCTGACCCCGGCTGTTGTTTCTCAGCATAGTCAGCAACAGGCTTTCCTACGTGAGCGTAGTAAGAAACCCCTTCTATGATCTGTGGAATACCATCAATCATCTTCATCATTGTCTCCTTTGTTTAAAATGAATTGCTCGTACAGCTCGTAGGCATCTTCTGAGATACCTTCCCCAAAGCTTACCACGTATGTACCATCAGGGTCAATAGTGTGCAGCTTAGTGAGTATTTTATCTTTGTAAAGAAGTCCTTCATGCTTAAGCTTAAAGGCAAAGAAATCTTTACTAGATATTCTTAGTGTTCTTTCCATGCTATTCATCCCACTAAAGTGTCTAAGAAATCAGGGAACAGTTCAATGATATCACTTTCGTTGGCAGATAAGTTACCATCAACATGCATGCTCCAGTCTTTAACAAACTCAAGGAACAGGTTTTTTACTTTGGTGTCCGGCAATGCCGTACCTAGTATCATGACAAACATCCTAGACCAAGCATCGTCAAAAGCAATATGAAAATCTGACATACCTTCTATCCAGCCTTCTTCATTAGCATTCATACATCTTCTCCCGTTAAGTCAGCGGTAAGTATAGCATCATCACCCCAACAATAGATAGTAATCCTCTCACCTTTGTTGTCTTCAATTATAATATCCCAAGTATCTTTTGTTTGGGAGTCACCCGCTAAAGACTTTTTAATTTTAATTGTAGCAGTATCATGCACAAAGATATTTGTTCCTATCGACATAACGCACTCCATGAGTATTTAAGTTGAGGACATCTTTTAAATTCAGCATCAATCATATTAGCTATTTCACGACACTCAAGCTGAGCATCGTCGCTTGATCGTAACTTGACTACCCTTGCAAACGCAACAAGAGAGCCAGTCCAAATCCATTCAGTCATCATAGACTGTGGTAGTAACATCCGAGCCTGCTCTGGTGCTACCCCGCAAGCAATCATGTTGTCATAAACAGCCTCCGTTTGTTGTATTAAATTAAGATACTTTTCTTGAAACCTTTTATGTTCGTTCCCAATAAAAACATCATCGGATGATCCTTGCTTTTTATTATCCGCACGTTTACGCCATAGCTTAGGGATGTGATACTCTGGTAGGAAGTCCACATATCTGCGGCTTACTTCATTCCAGACCATACCTACTTGATGTTTAACTAATTGTCTAGCTACAAACACTGGCGCACTTATCCTAAACTGTGCCTGAACATGGGCGAAGGGTGTCCAATGATCATGCTTTGCTAAGTAAGCTACTAGTTTTTTATCTCTCGGGCCGAACTGTTCTACCTCGTTAGCGAATGAAACCCTTGCACTATTTGCAACAGTCCTGTCGCCGCCCATTAAATCTATCATCTCTACTTTCACATTGATACTCCCGCTGCTATAAAAAGCAAGCATACTACAATACAAGTTTTAAATATAGTCTTTTCTTCTTTAGTTAAGTTACCTTCTACAATATCTACAAAGATATCTTTAATCAAACAAGACACTCTGCTTAAGATGTTTCTGCCTTTGTCCCGCAATAAACTCATGTGATTCTCCTTCAGGTAGTATGTATTTTAAAACAGTTTGAAAGCATTCAACTCTCCACTCGTCGCTATAAAAATCTTCTTTATGGTCGGCGTTTTCAGGATCATATCCGCTGAATGTTTCAAGTAATCCCATATAGGATTCTTTAACGTACTCTATACCGATTGCTTCTACTGTGTCCCAGTTTATGTCAATCTTCATACATCTACTCCATTTAATTTTAAAGCTGCAACAACTCTGTTATTAGCTTTAAGTTTTTTCTTTATAATAGACACATAATTTTTAACTGTGCTTTGCGAGCAGTGTATTTTTTCTGCTATCTCAGCATCAGTACATCCTAATTTTAAATAGGATGCTGCTTGCTCTTCTCGTTTAGTTAGCTTCAACATACGTTCACGAACTCCTGTCTTATAGTTAGTTCAACACAAACCTCACCATCAGGGTGATGACGGTACAGTTCAACAAGCTTATCTTTTAATTCTAGTATTTCAGTAATCTGTATGCGCTCGCTTTCTTCATCCTGATAGTCTCTATAAGCAGTAACACAGGCAAGCACATGTTTCTTGTGTCTTTCAACTACATTGTCTACTGTCCTGTGTGACCACCAGTAAGCCTCAAGTACGTAGTCTGCATCGGTATCTATATTCATTACGCTTCCTCCATAAGGTTTTTTTCAAACTCTTTTGCCGAACTTTCTAACTCTTTAAAGATCTTTCTCAACATAGAATATTCTATATTACAATACGTGCAGTCTTCTAATAATTCTATTTGACCTCCTTTTGTTTCATAAATTTCAGAGTACCCTTTAATTAATAAGGCTCCTCCATCTGCATCTGTATAAATACAACCATCGCAATCGTACTCGTTATTAAAAAATTTATATCCGCTCCTTTTAAGATTATTAATCCAGCTCCAAAGCTCATCTTCTGTTTGATTTAAATATCCAGCAGCTTCACTAAGAGTCATTACGCTGCCTCCCGAAAGTTAGAAATAATTGTATCACGAACAGCCTCACTACGCTTATAAGATATAGAAGCAATGTTTACTTGCGAAGATTCCCTTGCTGCTGGAGCATGAGTAGACCAATCAGTAAGTGTATTGTATACAGCCCATTGATTCTTACCCATCTTCTTAGAGTAATGTGTAATATATTTATCCCACATATACATCAGAGCAGTATTGCTATATATCTTAGGTTGTAAAAGTATCTCGCTTATGGGGCGGAATGGGTATTCTTTACACCAAGCAAACACTGCCTTTGCATTAGCTGCTTTAGCAAAAGCAAAGAAAGCATCTATATTATTAACACCAATCTCAGACCAGACAAACCACTTCTCTACCTCGTTTTTAAATATATCTACAGCTTGATACATAATCCTAGCGGCATGATCTACATCTAATTTCTTAGTGTGTCTAGATTTATACATGGTAGCTGCACCATTAGTAAATACTTGACCGTTCATACAAGCCCACTGATTAGCTCCCGTTGTAGATACAAAAGGAAATGTCCCATCTAAACTGCTAACAGTTAAGAACGTTAAGGCTGCTTGATCACCATCTGGAGTTCGTAGTTTTATATCAGGCAAGGTGTGTTTAACAAAACATTTAGCACCGTTATGTGATACTTGTATGTCTTCGCTAAGACCACCTAAATCTAAACCAGATTTATTAATACAATCTCTTTGATTATCTATCATTCTTTTATAAGATAAATCATATAAGTCTGAGTACCGTGAGCCGTGTATACCTAACTCTTCTCCAGTATCTGTTCTATATATTACATGCTTGGATGCTTGTTGAATACCTCTTTCAGTAATATAAGTAAGCGGCGCTTGATCAATATCAAAATCAGCAGGGCCGTAGTCAGAAACTTTAACGCTTTCAAACATATTGATTACATTGTTCATACTATTACTTCCTTTTGTTTTACTTTGATGTTATAACCTAACGCTTTAATATATTTAACTGCTTGTTCAGTCATGGTAGTTGTACCTGCAAGCTTGCATAAAATATCAGATGTTTCGCAAGCAGGATAAATTAACCGTCTACCATAAGACTCTTTAGTCGTCACCCAGATGTGCATTGTCCAACCTCTTTAGTTTATTATCAATAAATCCATAAGTACCGAACATATCGTTTGGTTTTATAGCTCCTCTATAAACATAATAAGTTCCTCCCTGTTTCATATAATGTTTCTCAATAGCTTTGAGATTTTTAAAAGGTATAAAGTGTTTAAACTGTTGTTGTTTTCTACCTTTAAAATGTATTATATCGTGTCCTTGTTGTACCCAATACTTATCCATGAAGATGTTCCTCAAATGCTTCTAGCATTATATTGTTTAATACAGTGTTGATTTTCTCAAAAGGTATTCGCTTACCATTAACATCAACATAAGTAAACTCTATATCTTCAGGGCTAAATAAATACCAACCTTCATATTCAGCGGGGTAATAATTTACAAGACAAGATCCTTTTACTTTTCCCACATTAAAATTTAATACATCACTACAATTCATAACTCTAGCATCCTTCCAAATCCTATATCATGTATAGCGCTTGGTACTTTGCGTTTTACTTTACCATCTTTAACCGTATAGAAAACACCGTACTCAGCAACATGAGGGTTTTTTGTATATATAATAAGCTCGGTATCATCAGAATAAAACTTGCCAAAACCTTTAAGAGTCTTGCTCATTCTATAAATACCAGACCTAGAATTACTTCTGCATGCGTAATACATACTAACTCCTTTTCTTTATAGCCTCAGTGATAACGGATTCACCGTTATTTTTATAGCAGGTCAGACAGTCAATGCAGTTCTGGCCTGTACAATTTTGTATGTCTTGATGCTGATCTTTCTCTACAACATTAAATACTTTATCAAAACCTTCTGGCGGCGTCAACCTCACAACATTAACTGTTGGATTAGAATATATTAATATAAGATTATCAGGTACTTTATAATCTTTTTTATAGTTACGAATAATAACTCTGCGCTTTGTCCACAATGCAAAGTTACAGTGCGGATTCTTTAAAGCGATATTATGAAAATTAATCATGTGTTTAGTATTTATTAACTCGCCGTGACCGTGAAACCTAAAGAAAGCCGCATTAATTATTGGAATCTCTGAGTCTTCTAATATCACTTGAGATAATAATACTGAGTTTCTTTCAAAGGCTGGCTGGCAGTTTTTTCTGGAGCCGTTGAGCATATTCATTGAGTAACAAGACTTACAAATAGCATCAGATTTATTCATCTTGATACAAAACTCATTGGTCACAGTGTTCGTGTTTATTGCGGGAATCCCTTTAAGTTTACCCGTCATCTTACTGAAATGTATAGGCATTTTAATTCCTTAAGTATGTACATAACCATCAGATTCAATCGCAAGCCACATAGAACTCCATTTAACAACAACGGCACCATCCATTCCAAATGTAGGCTTAACAGTTTTTCTAAACTGTAAAAAACTCATTCCATTATTTTCTTGCTTCCATTTTCGGAGCAATGAAATTTGTTGTTTCTTATTTAAATTTATCATAACACCTCCACATTTAATTCAGTTTCAATCCAAACCTTAGCTCCACAACTTAAAGGTTTATCAGGACGATAAACTAATTTAGCTACAACATTACCTTCTTTATCTTTAATAACAGCTTCATTACACTTTCTATTTTGTTTATAATCTTTAACAGTAATAACTGGTAAGTTTTTTACAAAAGCGCCTTTACTATTAGCTCTAATATTATGTTGATTAACATGTAATATAGTTTTCATATATTTTTCCTTAAATTTTCATCCCAAAGTACTGTAAGTAACGTCATTAAAGGCACTGTAATTGGCAATAAATATACATTAAAAACTGTTACACAAAGCAGTGAAATTATTAATAATAAATATATTAAAAATATAAATATACTAAACATAAAATCTAAGAACCACATAAATACCCCTAATATTAATTAGATTTAAGTAAGCAGTTTAAACTCATGCTCAGGAGTACTCAGGATATTATTTAGATAATATTTCTAATATTTTATCCATTTTAGATTCTAAAGAATCTACTCGTTGCTCTAAAGTCACGGGAGTTTCTTTAGAAACTTTAGGCTTGTTCTTAGACCCTTTGGGTCTGCCTCGGCCACGCTTAGGCGCTTCAACCTTTGGTTCAGCTTTAGCAGCTGTAGGAATTTTAATAGATATTAAAATATCCGAGGGCACAAGTTTATTAGCGAAAGCTAATTGCACATCCCCATGAGTCATCCTAGACTTGAGTACTTCTCCGAAGTAATGCCCGACAGCCCCTCTCATCCGCTTATACAAAGTATAACGGTCGGCTTGAGAGAGCTGTTGCTTATCTGCGATAAGCTGTGTGTAGTGTGCACACACTGCGTTGAACTGCTTGCTTGATGCGATTCGGTTTTCGTCGATTGCGTACATATACGTCTCCTGAGTGTGAGGCAAAGCAACCCAGCGCTGCTTTGACGTTTTCCACTTTGCCATGCCAGTCGGGCCGCTGTCAAGAACTTTCTGCGCGTGAGTCCTTCGGACGGCGCACGAAGAAAGCTGCGGGTGATGTGTGTACATAGCCTGCATGCGATGGCAAATCTCGGAAGACCTGTCAAGTCTTTTTTGTCACTACGTAGTAGTGGTGGGTCGCGCCTGTACATGCATACACACGCGATGGCAAACTTCGGCGGGATTGTAAAGTGAAAATAATTCATAATCATAGATTATGGGGGTCGCGTATGCACTCGTATGTGCGCGATTAGCTCAACTTCGGCGGGTCTGTCAAGTATTTTTTAACTACTTTGTAGTTAACTTGAAAAATCTTCATAGTATATTTATACTATGGTGAGAAAATCTCGTAGGTCTTTGAAATTCTTCGGAGAGTTTTAAAGAATCTTTAAAACTTACACACTAGGAAGTCTCTTAAGAGACTATCAAGCACATGAGAATTACAAAGTAATTTTATTTATTATTACTTTAAAGTACTTTAAAGTACTCTGGAGATTTCTAAAGTCTATATAGACTTTAAAGGCTGGGCTTGCTAGAATCTTTAGAGTTCTTTAGAGAACTCTAGAGTCCTTAGAGGGGTGGGCAGGAGGCCAGCACCCCCACCCCCTATATATACTAAATGTTATACATTTTAGAGAACTTTAGAGTGTCAAGCAGGTACTTTGGCGGCCTCAAAAGACCCACTACGGGGACAACATCCTATAGGGATCTTATAGCTTCTTGTTCGGTTAGGGCGGGTATTTAAAGGTACTGTATATCTATATGTAACCGGGGGGAACCGATTACGTTAGTATATAGTTAAAATTTGATTTTGTCAAGTAAAAAATAAAAAATAGTACTTGACAATATCTTAACTAGCCCTATAATGTAAATATGAATAAAGAACTTACAGATAAACAACAGTCTTTCTTAGAACACCTAGTGGAACAAGGGGGTGATCCGAAGAAGGCGGCGGAGTTGGCTGGGTATAATAGTGGTCATTATCAGGTTGTAAAATCTCTTAAAAAAGAAATACTAGACTTAGCTGAAGGAATCCTAGCTCAGTCAGCTCCAAAAGCTGCTTTAAAACTTGTAGAGGTTATGAATTCAGACCAGCCTATTCCACAGGCTAACATGAGACTACAGGCTGCTCAAACTATTTTAGATAGAGTGGGCTTAGGTAAATCTGATCGTATAGATGTTAATCATAAAACAGAAGGAGGTTTATTTATATTACCTTCTAAACAAGAGGTTATTATTGATGGAGAATATGAGGAAGCTTAAAGGCCATGTACCTTTTGGTTATAAAAAAGAAGATAAACAATTAATACCTATACCAGAAGAATTAGAAGCTTTAGAAGATATTAAACAAGCAGTAATAAATAAAAAACTATCCTTACGTGATGGATCTATGTGGTTAGAATATAAAACAGGACGTAAACTATCTTATCAAGGTTTAAAGAATATAATTGATAATGAACGATTGGGACAATAATCCAGATAAATATGTTACCGATAATGCTGGTAATTTTATTTTAAAAAAAGACGGTACTCCAAAACGTAAAGGAGGAAGACCAAAAGGTTCTAAAGGCAGAGGCTATAATTATCATAGCCAGACTAAAGCTAAAATGACTGCTAATAGAACTATAAAAGAAAAACAAAAGAAAATAGCTAAAGTAGAATCTAAATTATATTCTTATAAAGAGTCTCTTAAAAATACTAAAGAGACTATGAAGAAGTTAGAAAATCCTAATGCTCCTAAAATTATAACGCCCGAAGAGTTGTCAAGTACTCCAAAAGCTGTTAAAGAAGAAGCTAAAGATAATGTTATTTTTGCTCCGAACGAAGGGCCTCAGACAGAGTTCCTAGCAGCCGCTGAGACGGACGTATTGTACGGAGGAGCCGCAGGGGGTGGTAAGTCCTACGCTATGCTCGTAGACCCCCTCAGATACGCTCACAGGGCCGCTCACAGGGCGTTAATCATAAGACGCTCTATGCCAGAGCTGCGAGAGCTGATAGATAAGTCAAGGGAGTTATACCCGAAAGCATTTCCGGGTTGTAAATATAGGGAAGTAGAAAAGCTTTGGAACTTCCCAAGCGGAGCTAAGATAGAGTTTGGATTCCTTGAACGAGATGCAGATGTATATCGTTATCAAGGACAAGCATATAGCTGGATAGGTTTTGACGAGATTACTCACCTTCCTACAGAGTTTGCTTGGAATTACTTAGCTTCACGACTAAGAACAACAGATAGCGAGATAACGCCTTACATGCGTTGTACTGCTAACCCCGGTGGCGTTGGCGCACATTGGGTAAAGAAAAGATATATAGAACCTTCAGATCCTGACAAAAGCTTTATAGGTAAAGATGGTTTAACAAGAAAGTTTATACCAGCTCGTTTAGAAGATAATCCATTCTTAGCTACAGATGGACGTTACGAGCAAATGCTTAAAGCTTTGCCCCCAACGCAACGTAAGCAATTACTTGAAGGCAACTGGGACGTAAACGAGGGGGCAGCTTTTACCGAATTTAGCATAGAGGAACATGTTATTCCTCCTTTTGATATACCTATGCACTGGGAAAGAGTTAAGGGTATTGATTATGGTTATGCCAGTGAATCAGCTTGTATATGGGCTGCAGTAGATCCTAGTGACAATACTTTAATTGTTTATAGAGAATTGTACCGTAAAGGCTTGACAGGACAGGATTTAGGCGCTATAATAACAGAGATGGAACTCTCTGACCCTTTTTCAGTCCAAGGAGTTTTAGATACTGCAGCTTGGTCTAGAACAGGTACTACAGGCCCTACAGTCGGAGAAACATTAGTCCGTCAAGGCCACAAGCTACGCAGAGCAGATAAAAATAGAATACAGGGTAAGATTCAGATTCACGAATACTTGAGGCTACAGCCAAGCGGAAGACCACGATTACAGATTTTCAGTAGCTGTCCTAGCCTGATACGCGAGCTTCAAGGCATTCCTTTAGATAAATCAAACCCCGAAGATGTAGATACTCATGCGCCTGATCACGCATATGATGCCTTAAGGTATCTTATTATGTCTAGGCCACGCGTAAACGACCCATTAGCTCAGTTAAGACACTTACGTCTTGAACAAGCTTATACACCTGCAGATGCAGATTTTGGATATTAATATATGGCAGAAGAAAATAGCTTAACTGCTAACGAAATATATTTTGAAGAAGTAGAAGACGAACATGGTTTTCAACTGACTCTAGAAGAGTCGTTGCGTAATAACTTTGTTGGTCTTATTATGGATCGTTATCAATCAGCTGAGAACGCAAGGGACTTAGATGAGCAGCGCTGGTTAGATGCTTATCATAATTATCGTGGTTTATACGGTAAGAATGTACGCTTTAGAGAATCTGAAAAGTCTAGAGTATTTGTTAAAGTAACAAAAACTAAAGTTCTGGCTGCTTTTGGGCAGTTAGTTGAAGTTATTTTTGGTGCTGGTAAATTTCCTATTGGTATTTCAGAAACAAAAGTACCAGAAGGTATCAGCGAGTATGCACACTTAGATACTCAAAACCCTGTACCCGGTATTGAAACTACTCAGGAAAACCCAGAAGAACAAGAAGAAACTAAGGAGAATCCTTTTGACGTTGGTTACGAAGGTGACGGGCGTGTACTTAAGCCGGGAGCGACCTACGGGTCGGGAAGGTTTGAAGAAACCTACATTGAAAAAGAAGCCAAAGATCAGTTAGTAGAAGGCCCTAGTTTTAATTCACAAAACCCACAAGTAAGCCCAGCTAAAGAAGCTGCAAGACGTTTAGAAAAATTAATTCATGATCAGATAGAAGAATCAAATGGCGCAAGTGAAATACGTAACGCTCTTTTTGAAGCTGCTTTATTTGGTACAGGTATTATAAAAGGCCCATTTAATTTTAATAAAACTCTTAATAGATGGGAAGAAGATGAAGAAGGATTTAGAAGATATTCTCCAGTTGATGTGCGCGTTCCTCGTATTGAGTTTGTTAGCTTATGGGACTTCTTTCCTGATCCTAACGCTACAAACATAGATGAAGCAGAGTATATTTTTCACAGGCATAAGATGAACCGTACTAAATTACGGTCTTTAGCAAAAATGCCATACTTTAATAAAGACGCTATCCGAGAGGCTTTATCATTAGGGCCTAATTACGAAGAAAAAGACTACGAACAAGAACTAAAAGATGACAGTCGTTCTGATGAAAGTGGAGCAGGACAGTATGAAGTTCTAGAATATTGGGGAGTTATTGATGCAGAATATGCTCGCCAAGTTGGTATGGAGATACCAGACGAAGTAGATGACCTAGATGAAGTACAAGTTAATGCTTGGATCTGCAATGGTCAGATGTTGAGGGCAGTAGTAAATCCGTTTACGCCTTTCAGGTTGCCTTATCATGCCTTTCCTTATGAGCGTAACCCCTATAGCTTCTTTGGCATTGGGGTTGCTGAGAACATGGATGATTCTCAAAAGATCATGAATGGTCATGCTCGTATGGCAATAGACAACTTAGCGTTATCAGGATCGTTAGTCTTTGATGTAGACGAAACTGCCCTTGTGGGTGGTCAAAGCATGGAAATATATCCGGGTAAAGTCTTCCGAAGACAGGCGGGGATGCCCGGACAAGCTATCAATGGTTTGAAGTTTCCTAATACCTCACAAGAAAACATGATGATGTTTGATAAATTCAGACAGCTTGCAGACGAACAGACAGGTATTCCAAGCTATTCACACGGTCAAACAGGCGTTCAGAGCATGACGCGAACTGCTTCGGGTATGTCCATGCTACTTGGCGCAGCATCCCTTAACATTAAAACTGTAATTAAGAATCTTGATGACTTCTTGCTTAAGCCTCTGGGTGAAGCATACTTCCAATGGAATATGCAATTCCTAGAGTCTAAGTTAGAAGTTAAAGGTGATCTAGAAGTAAAAGCAACTGGTACAAACAGTTTGATGCAAAAAGAAGTACGTAGCCAAAGACTAACTATGTTCTTACAGACTGCTCAAAATCCTGCTATTGCACCGTTTATTAAAATGAATAAGCTAATTAGCGAGCTTGCTTATAGCCTTGATCTTGATCCAGATGAACTGATTAATGATCCTGAAGAAGCAGCACTAATGGCTCAAATTATAGGAATGCAAAATAATGTTGGACAAGCAACTGGCCCGGAAGCTGGCCCCGGTAGTGAACAACCCGGAGGTATGGGAGCCAATCAAGGAGTACCTCCAGCAGGCCAAGAGCTTGGAGCTACGGGTACTGGCGGTGGCAACATCGGAACTGGAGCTGTACCGCAGTCAGGGGAGGCTGAGTTCTCTGGAACGCCTAGAGCAGTTGAAGGATAGCGTTAAAGTAGAGATGGAGCGAAAAGATGCCGGGTAAAAAAAGTATGCTGAAAAGGGAAGAATACGTAGTAGGTGGATTAACCAAAGCGTTTGTACCTGTTGCAAAAAGAGTAGCTAAAATATTTGAAGAAGACGTTACTGAAAAAGAAATAAAAACTAAACTTAATACAATTATTGATAAAATTGAAGCTGCTCCTCTAGGAAGTACAAAAAAAGAAACCTTCCAAAAAATTGCAGATGAAGAAGATGTGGCTTTAAGTCTTGTAAAAGATGCAAATAAAATTAATAGTTATAGGTCTGGAGGAGGCAAGTCTGATTCTTTATTAGGAGAAGTAGCCGCAACTGTAAGAGCTATGACAAAAAAACCTACTTCAGGACAAGCTGACTCCGAAGCTTTAGGAGGAACAAAAACTACTAGAGAAGCTAGAAGAGGTAAAGGGTTTGCAATTTTAGGTACAGCAGCTTTAACTGTTCCTACTACTGCTCTTTCTACTGCTTGGTTTATGAGTAATGATAAAGAACCTACGCCTAAAGAGGCCTCAGATTTTGAAAAAGCTTTTAGTAAAGCCCATAATGCTGGCAAAGAAACATTTATGTTTAAAGGCAAAAAGTATACTACCGATGTTAGAAAAGGAAAATCAGAAGGCGGCGTTATGAAACAGCTTAAACAAAAAATTATGTCTTTACTTGCTCAAAAAGAAAAAGCGGCTAATGAAGAAGAAAAAGAAAAAATTCAAATGCAATTAGATTCTTTTTCAGAAGAAGATATGCGCGAAGCTTTAAAGGAAAAGGATACTCCTGAAGAAGGTCTTTTTGATAATAACAATAGAATTAGCCAAGAACCTAAAAAAATTAGATTACAAAGAGCAGACGGTGGGTCAATGCTTGTACCGCCTGAGATGCCTGTAGATACTTACACGCCTGAAGAGCAGGCAATGGCTGAAGAAACCCAAGTATCAGACGTTGAGATGGAAGATGATTATATGGGTTATGTACTAGGAGAATCCCTAGACGATAACGAACAAGAATATTTAATGGGAGCTTTGGAATCAGATCCAAGGCTTAGTGAAATTTTTGATAAAGTTGTAATGACTGCATCAGAATTTTCTGGGGCTGGAAAAGTTGAAGGCCCCGGAGACGGTGTATCAGATTCAATCCCTGCACGATTAAGTGACGGAGAATTTGTTATTACCCAAAAAGCCACCGAGCAAATCGGAGCAGAAAACCTTCAAACAATGATGGATAATGCTGAACGAATGGCAGATGGTGGCATAGCAACGCGAAAGGCAACTGGAGGTTTATTAGATTCTAGTAACATGCTAGAGCCTAATACTGGAGTAGACGAGCAAATTAAAAAATCTATGCTTTACTCAAACCAAGTTCCTAGCTTAAGAGGCACTCGCGTTATTTAATAGTACGGCTACCTTGTAGTGACAAGCCCCAAATTTTTAAAAGACGTTTTAAATTGGCTACCTTGCAAGAAACAAGCCCCGTAGAAAAGGAGAGCAGTAATGTCCGAACAACAACTAGAGGAGCAACAACCTAACCCATATAACATGAAAAAGGCTTGGCATACGCCAGATGGCCCTCGTCAGCCTAAAGCTGACACATTGTTTTATGAAGAAGAAGCTCCTGTTCAAAAGGCTACCCGCAGAAAAGAAGCGGCCCCTTCTGACGAAGAAGAAACCACAACTAATTATAAAAAAAGGTATGACGATTTAAAGAAACATTATGATCAGAAACTTTCTGAATTTAAACGTAAAGAGCAAGAACTTTTAGAGCAAGCGCAAGCAGCTCAACCACAGTATCAAGCTCCTAAATCTGAAGAAGACTTAGCACGTTTTAGAGAAGAATATCCTGATTTATATGATACGGTAGAAACTGTAGCACACATGCGAAGCCAACAAGAAGTGGAAGCTTTGCGATCTAAACTTTCTGTTATTGAACAACGGGAAGCAGAGATTGCAGCGCGAGAAGCTGAGGCTGCGTTGAAAGAAAGGCATCCTGACTTTGATGAAATTAGAGGAGACGATGGCTTTCATGAGTGGGCGCAGGAGCAACCGGATCAAATTCAAGATTGGATTTATAACAATCCTGATAATGTTACTTTAGCTGTTAAAGCTTTAGATCTTTATAAATTAGAAACTGGTAAAGGACACTCTGCAAAAACTAAAGGTCGTCCAAAAAAAGAACCACAAGAAGGTTCTGCTGCTGATATTGTGTCTACTAAAACAACAAATGTAGATGCTAAACAGGCAAAAATTTGGACAGAAAGCGAAATCGCCAAGATGTCCTTAGATCAATTTGATAAGTACGAAGAAGAAATTCGTGAAGCTCTTATTGAAGGACGTGTTGTGCGAGGCTAAACTTTTCTACTTAGGAGATATTTAAAATGGCACAAAATACATCAGATCAAGGGTTTGAATTTGCAACAACCCCAACTAACTTTGCGGGATCAACTAACTGGCTACCTCAGTTATATTCCAAGCAAGTACTCAACTTTTTCCGTAAAGCTTCTGTAGTAGAAGCAATTACCAATACGGATTATGCAGGTGAAATTTCTGGTTACGGTGATACCGTTAAAATCATTAAAGAACCTGTAATCACTGTTGATCAGTACGAGCGTGGACAAGACGCTGCTAAAACTAACTTAACCGACACTGAAATTACGATGGTCGTAGATATTGCTAACGCTTTTAAATTCATCGTTGATGATATTGAAACGCAAATGTCTCACATTAATTTCCGTGACGTTGCTACTTCATCTGCTGCTTACGCTTTGCGTGATGCTTTTGATGTAGGCGTATTGGCTAAGATGTTTGCTGGCGTATCTGCTTCTGGCCCAGACCATATTATTGGTGCTGACGCTGCTGCTGGTACAGGCGGTGTAGCAGAAACGACTGCTTCTGTTGACCTTCTTGGTTCAGATGGTAGCGGTGTTGACGCAATCGACCTTATGGCACGTATGGCCCGTCTTCTTGACGAGCAAAATATTCCTGAAGAAGGACGTTGGTTCGTAGCTGGCCCTGCTTTCTACGAAGAACTTTCTCAGTCAGGATCTAAGTTGTTGTCTGTAGACTTCAACGCAGGCCAAGGATCAATCCGAAACGGTTTGGTATCTTCTGGCAAGCTGCGTGGGTTCAACATGTACAAGTCTAATAATATCGGTGCTACCTCTACGGCTACTGGTAAAGTTATGGCTGGTCACATGTCTTCTACGGCTACGGCTCAGACAATCACCACTACTGAAGTCATTCGTGACCCCTCAAGTTTTGGTGACATTGTACGTGGTCTTCATGTATACGGCGCTAAAGTGTTGCGACCAGACGCTCTGGTTTCAGCTTTTTACACTGTTGACTAATAAAGCGTGGGGGATGAAATACTCCCCCATTTTTAAGGAGTTTACATGCCACAGATAGGAAATGATAACAAACCTGTTATCCTTAAAAGTGGACAAAGAAATAAAAAAAGAATTTTAGGAATGACTGGAAGTTTTTACGTAGGTGAAAATAAAAAAAACTACGATGAAAACTATAATCGTATTTTTAAAAATAAAAAATTGGGGGATAAAGAATGAAGCAAACTTATTCTAGCTGTGGAGATATGGAAAAAAGAGTAGGTAAAATGTGCGGTGGTGTAATGCATAAAAAAAAGAAAAAACAAAAAGGCTAAAATAAATGGTGGCTAATTATCTAGATATAACAAATGAAGTTCTAAGAGAGATGAACGAAGTTCCTCTAACTTCAGCTAACTTTGCTGATGCTCTAGGCATTCAACAACACGTTAAAGACTGTGTAAATCGTGCATATTTAGATATTGTAAATGAAGAGCCTCAATGGCCTTTTCTTGCTTTAGACCTAAGTGGATCTAGCAATAACATGTACGGAAATACGTATGTGGAAACTGTTGCTGGTACACGCTGGTATACTATGAAACCCGCTTCTTCTAGTTTAGTAGAAGACTATGGTTATGTAGACTGGGATAATTTTTATATTACTACAAAAGATGTAGCAGGTGAAACTACTCCCTACATAATGAAAAATTTAACTTATTCTACAACAGAAGACTGGAAAGATTTTAGACGCATTTCAGAAAATCAAGATGAAGCAGACACGCAAAATTATGGTGTACCTTCTATAGTTATTAAAAGCCCTGATAATCGTAAAATAGGTTTAAGCCCCATACCAGACAAAGTATATCGCGTCTGGTTTTTTGCATATAAACTTCCAACAGAGCTAAGTATTTATTCAGATCAGATTGTTTTTCCTAATATCTACAAACCAGTTTTAATTGCTAGAGCGCGTTATTATGTTTATCAGTTTAAAGAAAATCCTCAGATGTCTTCTTTTTCATTAGAGGATTATAAACGTGGTCTTAAGCTCATGAAATTAAATTTAATGAACCCTACACCGGATTATATTAAAGACGATAGAATGAGATTTGTCTAATGTCACAACCTTTTGGTATATCATGCAGAGGCGGTTTAAATACTAATTTAAATCAGCTAGAAATGTTGGCGCAGCCCGGAGTTGCTAGAGAGTTAGTAAACTTTGAAGTAGACTCTGACGGTGGATACAGACGCATTAACGGCTTTAATGTTTATGGCGGTGAAAGTGCAGTAAGGCCAGAAGCAGGAAATACTATACATGGCGTTTTTCCCTATGCTTTAGGGGTAGTTGTTTGTGTAGGAACAAGTATTTATTATAGTGAAAACGGCATAAACTGGACTCAAATTAATTACGATACAGGACATGTTGGAGTCATTGAATCTAATTTAAGTTTGCAAACAGAGTTAGATAGACCTCAACAAGGGCAAGCACAGTTTGTTTTGATGAGAGCGCCTACAGGACACACTAATAGCCAGTATGGGGCGTTAACTATAGCAACAGCTGGTGGAGATAAAGTAGCTCATTTTCATATTGATGGTACAGGAGCAGGACGTTTATTTATATACGAAGAACTTTCTACGCCTGCCGCTGGTCAGTACGTAGAAGAACACGATAAACATTTATGTATTGTAGATCCTGTTAATAGTCCTTCTACAGTTTACTATAGTAAAACAAATGACGATAGAGATTTTACAGGTACAGGTTCTGGTGCGGTTTCTATTTCAGATGAAATTTTAGGTATAAAAAGTTTTAGAGATAATCTTTATATTTTTTGTGAAAACACAATACATAGATTAGAAAATATTAATGACCCAGCAACTCTTAGAGTAGTACAAGTAACAAACAATATAGGATGCTTAAGCGGCTACAGTATTCAAGAAATTGGAGGAGATTTATTATTTTTAGCTCCTGATGGAATAAGAACTATTGCAGGAACAGAACGAATAGGTGACGTAGAGTTAAGTTCTGTAAGTAGACAAATACAAAAAATAACAAAAACTATTGCTGCTTCTTTAAGCTCTTATATTATTTCAAGTATAGTCATTAGAAATAAATCTCAATATAGACTTTTTTATTCTCTTGAAAATGCTGAATCAAGTACTTGTAAAGGGATTATAGGTTCTTTAACTTCTAATGGTTTTGAATGGTCTGAAACTTTAGGAATACAAGCTTTAAGTATCTCTTCTTCTTTTGATAGTAATAAAATAGAAAGATACTTTCATGGCGATAAAGACGGTTATATATACTACCATGACCAAGGAAATTATTTTACTCCTGCAGGCACTCCTGCAAATATTAGAGCTGTTTATTTAACCCCTGATTTTGATTTTGGAGATGTAGGAACACGTAAAACAATTAAAAATATTAGAGTTTCATTAAGTCCTGAAGGAGAAATAAGACCTTCTGTAAGAATAAGATATGATTATGATGATGTAAATATTGCTCAACCTCAAGATTATGTTTTAAACTCTATACCTTTACCAGCTATTTTTGGAACAGCTTTATTTAATTTTGCTATTTTTGGAGGTACTAATGATCCAATGGTTAGACAAGCTGTAGAAGGAACGGGCAATACTTGTAGCTTTAAAATATTTAGCGATGATCAAAATGCACCTTATGCTATAAATGGATTATACATAGATTATATGCCTACAGGCAGGAGATAAAGTTAATGGCACAAAATTATATACGACAAAGTTCTTTTTCTGATGGCGATACAATTACTGCATCGCTATTTAACAACGAATACAACCAACTTCTAAATGCTTTTAGCTATTCTTCTTCTGATTCAGCTGCTACTGGACATAGACACGATGGCAGCACAGGCGAAGGCGGTAACATTCCTAAAATTGGCGATCTTGATTTTTTAAATAAAATTGAAATAGACAGTAGTAATAACAGATGGGGAGTGTATGTTGAAGTTGCAGGAGTTTCTACAGAACAAATTCGTATTCAAGATGGTAGTATTGTGCCTGTTACTACTAATGATATTGATCTTGGATCAGGAAGTTTACAATTTAAAGATTTGTTTATTGATGGTACAGCAAGCATTGACAGCCTCACTCTCTCAACCGGATCTACTGTCACTGTAATTTTAGATGAAGATAATTTAGTTACAAATAGTGATACAGCTCTTGCTACTCAACAATCTATTAAAGCTTATGTAGATTCTCAAATTACTGCAAATAACGAACTATCAGAAATATTAGTTAACGGTAATACTACTGGCGGCACAAATATAGCGGTTAGTACGGGCGACGACATTACGTTTGCAGACGACAGCAAAGCCATCTTCGGTGCTGGCCCAGACTTGCGTATTTATCACGACGGGTCAAACAGCTATATAAATGACACGTCGGGTACAGGCAATCTATACATTGCATCAAACCAGCTAATTATTAACAACGCCGCTAATAATGAAAACATGGCGCGTTTTGCTGAAAACGGTGCGGCTACTCTGTATTACGATGGGTCAGCCAAACTAGCCACCACCGCCACAGGCGTAGACATCACGGGTACTGCAACTGCCAATAATTTAACGCTGTCAAATGTAGCGGGCGTGACTTCCATTAACGTAAATGCTCCTCAGTATTCAAGTAGCTGGACTTTATTCAGTGGTGCGGGTGGCGCGAATGCGATTGGATTCTGGGACGGCTCAGCTTACCGCCTAACCGTAAACCCATCAGGCATCGACGTAACGGGTACTGCCACGATGGATGGTTTGACTGTTGATGGCGATACAACAATCAACAGGGCAATTTTGAGTAGCACGGCGAGTGACCCGGCGCTTGAAATTTCTGCTCGTTCAGATACATCAAACTTAGACTTTAAATTTACGGACACTGATG